TTACGTTACCCTTGATCAAGAATCTTTGAGATGTCATCTTTCAATCCATTAAGCATTTTTTTGAACTCTTTATCCCAATGATCTACCATCTCATTCTGAGCCCGATATATCGAGCGTCTGATTGGCGGTTCTCCTTTCAGAGATTTTACCAGTTCATCTATCTTGGCTTCGTACTCAGCTTGAGACTCAGCTTCGATAATTACTCTCATAGTATTAACTCTTTGAAGGACTTCTTCGTCTCCTGCGGCTGTTGTGGGGCCTGTCCAGTTGGGAGGCCACCTTCATTGCCTCCCATGCCTTCGAGCTTTTGAAGTTCTGCTTGTAGTTCTTCGTCGCTCATATTTTCGTAATCTGGTTCTTCTCCCAGATCAGGGGCCCCAGTTTCAGCGTCCGTGCTTCCGTCTGGAGCAGTAGGTAAGCCTCCTTGCTCGCCCATATCACCCATTTGAGATTGTTGCCACGCTTGATAGGCCTGCATCCAGACCGTGTTGAGAACAATGTCTCCAGATGATTCAATCTCCTCAAATGGTGGAAGATCATCTAGGTCGTGTTCTCGTCTCACTTCGTTGACAGTTTTGTAGTTTGATACTTCCTTGACTGAGGTTTCAAGGTCATCATTCTCTGTTTTCAAGTTCACACCTGAAAACTCAAACTCAAAGTTCGGATCAATTCTCCAGACTATGTATTCATTAATTTGTGTAGCGATAAAACGTAGGAGAGGTGCTAGACCGCGATCTCTTGAGTGCGCGATCCTTTCAACTTGATTCCCCCCACTGTTCATTCCGGCTGCGCCAGAGCTTGTATTGTTTTTGGAAATATCGAAACCGATCTGTAGTGGATCAATCTGATAAACACCGCAGATAGTCTTGATACAATACTCAAGCCAATTACCAAACTCCATCTCACGGTTTGTTGAGTGGAGTGATTGGAAGTTCATCTTCGATTCTTTACCAAGCGCGAGGATTGGAGTTCTCCAAGCGTTGTGTACGCCAGACACTTGTTGATGCCATTGTCTCCTGAAAGCCTCAAGCTGATCAGGTGGGACTTGGCCCTCAAACGCCAAGATACCTTTGATAGAAGTACCTTGTGAAAAGAATCTGCGGTTATATGTCTCCGCATTCATGTGAGAGGTGATTGTTGTGATCAACATCTCCAATTCAGAAAATCCATAGCCGTTGGCCAGTAAGTCTGTTCTTGGATTGCGTACACCAAAACACATCTCCCATTCATCGTAGGTGTGCTTAATTCGACCATTCACGATCTGCACATATCGAGGAACTTGAGCGTCCTGTTCCCCCGGACGTTTGTCCTGCACGATCAATTCAGACATATCGAATTTGTCGTAGCCGTTGTGGTTTACAGGCTGTTCTTCTCTCTCGTGCGCATCTGACACGAGTCGGATTGTTGTTGAATCTGTCGCGTAGAACGAGTGAGGTAAACCATTTCTCCTTGGCACTACCTCGAAAGTCATTTGATCGTAGATCAAAGAATCTCTTGTGATCTTTCTGAGAAACTTTTCAAAGTTGTCCCTCTTCCTTGTTCTTGGAGTGTCGTCGAAAGTTTCAGGTATCCCGCAATTCATGACGAACTCTTCGAGTTCTCTCATTGTCTCCTTATCCTGCTTAGACGGTTTTTTGTCCTTATCCTTCATTTGGATTCGGAATCCCACCTTGTACTTGTCCATCTGTGGGACAGCAAAGCTCCCGACCTCATTAAGACGGGTTTGGATAATTGCTGAAATGATTGGATCACTTACGGATATTTGTTTCAATCTCTCGTATGAAAGGATTGAGAATTTTTCTTTGTACCCGAAGTTTACCGAGTTATACGACATTGGATCGACAAACGACGACTTCGGTTCGTACGGATTCTTTTCGGGTGTGATAATCCCGGCTTTTACAAGATCGTCTCGTAGAGGAATGATCTCCTCTTTTACAAAATCAATCGTGCCGGAAAGTATGTCTCTTACGATTCCCATTCAATCTACTCCAATTCGCCATTCTTGAACATCTCCATAATGGCTGCATCTGTCTCTGATTGAGCAGTAATTTGTTCTCCACCTACTCTTGTCGAGGTGTGAGCGTATTTGGCTTTTACGATCTCGTGGTTCTCACGGGCCTTGGCCATGATCTCAGCCTCATCATTCTGGACTTTTTTGGCGTATTCATGCTCGCCAAGCTCAACAAAACTGTCGAGTGCCTTCTCAAATGAGGTGTGCTGATATGTAGCAGTTTCCATTTGAGTTGGATCAGCGTGGCGGTTCATGAGATTCTCGTACATCTTGAATCTTGGATCGAGAGTGAGATTAGCATTCTCGAAGTCCATGATCAGCCCCCCGTCGCCGGATTTCTTGACGTATTGAATCTTTTTCGCTTGTGGTTTTGGGGCTTGTCTCCTCACTGGCTGTGAAGATTTCTTCACGCTCAACGATTTAACCAAGTCTCCCAATATATCCAGATGCTTGCTCATTACTTACCCTTTGAATTTTCGTGCATATCTGCGACCTTCTTACCAATCCTTTTGGCTTTGCCATGAGCCTCTTCGCTCATTTGATCAAGGTCTTTGTAGTCTTTAGGATTGCAAGCCTTGGCGAGTTCGTCCATTGAAAACGATTTCAACGCCTCCTCTTCCGATCCACGCTCTGATCCTGCAATACGGCCAGCTTTCATCTCTTTGATAGCTTCGGCTGTGGCTTCGTCTGGAGCATCTGCATCCTCTTCGTCGTCCATGGCCCCACCGTCCTGTTCATCGCCACCATCCTCATCGTCGCCCCCGGCTTGGTAGCGATCTCTGACCGATCCGTCTGTTGTCGCCTTTACCAGATCATTGAGGATATCGGCGGCTGATTTTTTGTGCATATCATCTTCATGCTCTTCAACTGCTTCTTCTGCCTCACCCTCTGCCATATCATCTACGGCATCGGCGATTTTTTTACCAAGTTTTTTCTCCTTGGCCTCTTCTTTCTTTTCAGATTTGAGCAATTCTTCGAGAGCATCGCCCGCGCTCATTGATTTTTTGGCTGAATTGTAAGCGGCCAAACATTTCTTTGCGGCTGCTTTACAGGCTGCGAACTTCGCCTTGAACGCTTCTTTGGCCTCTGGAAGTTCATCTTCGATTGTCCAAGCGACTTCTTTCATTCTCTTGAGTTCGTCGATCTTCCATTGAAGTTCACGAAAATGGTCGTCTTTCGACATCTCTCGTTTTTCATCAACTTGAGCGATCACACCTTTACCCTCATAGAAAAGGGCTTTGTTGATGATCTCGTCACCGGCCTTGATGACCTCTTCTGTCTCCTCAATGCCAAGTGATTTTCCAAGTGCGGTGTCTGGAAGTTTACGACTCTTTGGTGTGTCGTCTTTATTTTCGACTTCGTCGATCTTCGTCACCATCTTTTCGACTTTCTTGTCGTTGTCTTTGTGGAATTTTTCGCCATGATTGTCTTTCAGATTCTCGTCGCCGTACGACTTCAAGATCATCTGTGCTGGCCTTTCGTGTGCATCCAAGCTGTATCTACCTTGAGGCATGATACCGCCTTCCTTGATCGACTTAGCGATCTCACCGTTGTCCTCAACGTGTTCTACCAGTTTAACTGGCTCAGAAGTGAAGCCTAGTGACTTCATAAGGTCTTTCTCGTTGTCCATATCATCCTCACTCTTCATATAAGATACTAATCTTCTAATGTCCTCTTTGTGTTTTTCTGCTTCGGGTTTTTTCCGTTCGGCCTCTTCTTTCTTTTTCTTTTCTTCGGCCTCTTTCTCTTTCTTCGCCATAATATCTTTCATCTTCATGGCGTGAGCAATTTTTTTGAAAGGGTTCTGATAGAACACACTATCCTTCCCATCCATGGTTGTTCCACCTGCTCCGAGTGGCTCATGGTCTGGCCCCGGATGCCTACCTGATCCCGGCCCACCTTTACTGATAAGCTCATCAAGAACTTCTCCAATAAATGCTTTACCTACACTTGAATGGCAAACTGCCCATGGATTATAGGGCTCTTCTCCGCCCTGTTTTTTCTTCACTTTCTTCACGCATCTCTCGAACTTATCAGACTTGGCCTCCGACTTGGCGATCCCGTGTCTCCTCATGAATGCGTCGTTTTCGTAATAAATGTTGTGGCCATCTTGTGTCTCCACAACTCTCCCCTCTTGGGCCCAATACTTTGAATCGTACGGCATGAAGCCCCCGTTAGTACCGGAGACATATTTATAGGGAGAATAGAAATTTGAATCGTGGCCCATTTCAATGGGTTGTAATGGATTGAACGATAAACTTTTGATCATATCGTCCATGAGTTGTTGGCATTTCTTCATTTCACTCATAACTCATCCTTATCGGACTTCTACGCGCTTTCCGCAATGATCACAGTCGAATACGCGGATTCCCTCCGCCATTTCGCTTTCTCTTTTACAGTACGAACAAACATACTTGGTGATCCTAAAATTCTCTTCCATGTGGTTCTGGAAGTAAATACAGGCTTGCTGTTTAATCTTACTTAGCACTTCGAGGGCTCGCTCCCCGTCCATCCTGAATTTCTTCGCTATCTCTTTAAGGGTATGTCCCTCCATACGATATTGCAATATCTTTAGTTCTTTGTCGGATAACGAGTAGCGTAGGTCTTTCATGATAACTTGCAAGTCCATTCGACCCTCTGTCTCCTTAATGTGATCGAACTCTGCGGTTTTGTTTTCAATATTGTAGTTCATAGCTCTCGTTGGTTTTTTTGTTTTTCTTCGCTCGTCACCTATCATCTTTCGCACTTCGTCCAATACCACGCCTTTTATCCTGTACTCCGCGTACGTTTTGAACTTCGCACCTTTATCGGGGCTATAGCGTTTGAGTGCTTGTGAGTAGCCGTAGAATCCGGCTGCTACCAGAATGTCGTGATCTAAATGTGAGAGTCTTTTATCTTTGAGGGTTTTGAGGACAACTATCCTAACCCAACGCAGAATCTCCCTCTGCTTCTCTGTCCGAGATACCATCATGCCGCTCCTTGGTTTCCAAGCAGCCGCGATCGTCAAGGCGATCTATTTTTGTCTCCTCATTGCAGATGATACCCAATCTCACTTGTTTCCCTTTGACTCTGACGATCGTCACGACAACATCGCCAACACGAATGCTCTCGTCTGTTTCTCTGGTTACAACTAATCTGGATGGTTTCGTTAATTTGAGAAGATCGGCTACTTTCTTCTTGAAAGATTGAATGTCCCTCATGGACTCCTCCTTGTGTCAATCTATTTACTTTTCGCCTTATACTCCGGCGTAGAGTTCTTAAAAACTTGATAGTTTCGTGCGGCGTACTTCATTCCATAGAATGCGGAGACAACGCCACAAATGGCTATCAACCATTTCAGTGTGCGAGTAGAAAAAATTAACTTGAATGTTTTTGTAACTGCACCAATATTTTCTACGATAGGCTTGGCCTGCTCAACGTGACTCTTTAGTCCTTCAACTTCGTCACCGATCTCGTCGATCTTTGAATCTTGTCTCTTGAGGTGTTCTTCGTGCTGATCTGATCTCTTTACATGGTGTTCGACGGTGGCAGTAAGCCTGCCTAGAGTATTGTTATACTCGCCCAGTTTATCCTCCACCTTTTCAAATTTGGCGTCGATCTTACTGTCTAATTTAGTGATTAGGTCAAACACTTGTTTATCCATCAATCCTCTTCACGTCTTTGGCCTGAAGTTTGGATACTCCTTTCCCCCTATCGGATTCAAAGGTGTCAAAAGTCACCCTGTCTCCTTTCTCAAGGATTTTATAGTCTCCGTCGTCTCCGGCTATTTTGGAGTAATGTACGAATGCGTCTGGTTTTCCTGCGTCCCTTCTTATAAAGCCGTAGCCTCTTTTAATGTCGAACCACAGAACAGTTCCCTTTTCCATTTTTCAACCTCATTTCTTTTTACAAGTGTCCTCGTAATACCTTCGACTCTCTTTGGCCCAAGGTGTGATCTCTTTCGCCCAAGTGAACGCGTGGAATCCCACATTGTCGTCTGAGTCTGCCAACGGGTAGTCCTGTGCATCGCTCACTCTCTTCTGCTTCATTAAATCATACAAGTGACATCTGGTTTTTCCAAAAATATTTGTGAACTCTTTCACAAATTCGTCTCTTTTCTCTGGGTGGCCTTGATAATAATCAAGTGTGTTAAAGAACTCAACGATCTGGGCCTCGTCACCGTAGTCGAACGTGAACGAGGTCGCGCATCTCGTTTGCGGATCAATTTTTGGAGGATTGCAGGCGCATGAAAGTATCAAACTACACGTCATCAATATTAGAGTCGTAGGTGTTCTCATCTCCCTCCTCCTTTGCCTGTTGGATTTTTTTGATTCTAATTTTTCCACGAGTCTTGTCGTAAAAGAGTAGGCCTTTACGCATAGAGAGTAAAATAAGTGGCTCTGCTACCTGTTCAAATAGTTCGGTCACAATGAACTTCACGAGCCATGCTTTAAAGCCGCCCATGACTGCGCTACCCAAGATTTTTCTTAGTGCAAACTTAACCGCCGAACCTTTCAGAAAGTCGATCAAGTATTTTTTGAATGCTGCCCATTTACTTTCTTCCATGATTTTCCCTTTTCGGAAATCATAGCTCTTTCAGGGCATCTTGGAACTCTTTTTGTTTGAGAAGCTGTTCTCGTAGCTTTACGGCGTGTTTATTTTTTGTGAAGTCAACTGGGCCTGCGGTGTTGTCGATCGTGTACCGAATGGCATCTAACGCGTGGTCTGTAGATGACCTCACCATTCCAAGGCACTCCCTGAGTCCTTTAAACTCTGCCCCGTCGCTTATGATGTCTCCTTGGATATCGACCTCATCGAATGCTACCATCGTCCCCTTTGGGATTTTGATGTCTCCTCTGGCTGCCTCTACTCTGATCTCACTATAAGTCTTTGAGGGCATCTTGAAATTCCTCTGGCTTCGGATAATATTTTTTGCGGCACTCACTACAACAATTTAATGGGCCTCTGGACATCTCGTGATCCATGCAGTCGCCTATCCAAAACACTATGCACTTAGAGTTTGCTGAGTTCATCTTGAAATTCCTCTTGGGACGTTTTCTTTGGCTTTTCGTTGCCAGTGATAAAATCGTCGTCGTCGATACAAACACCTTTGACCTGTAGTCCTCTGAGTGCATCGTCTCTCATCATTCCAAGGTGGGCCATAGCCTCGTGTGAAGTGATTAGTCCTGCATTGACCTTGTGTTTGAGTTCGTCGATTTTTCGATCTTCTGCCTCGTGCGCGAACGACGGCTTATACCTGACTGACTGAATATCTGAGATTAGAGAATGAGTCCTTGGATTGGTGATAAACATCTCACCCTCTGTGAGATATGGTGAGGAGACAACTGGCATTCTTGGCATCGCCACCAAATCCTCTTTAGTCATGTCTCTCATTTGATCTCGGATATGTTTAGGGACGACGTGTTCTACCTTCACTTCGTACTTGTAGTCGTCGCTCATAGTCCATCCAACGCATCCAGAAATTCGTTCTTCTCTTCTCGTTCTTTTTTCTTCTTTATTTTATCTTTGGCCTTTTCAGTGAGTGGCTTATGAATACGCACGTCTTTGTACTTCATCACTTTGGCCTTGTCGTCGTAGCTCATCACATTGTCTGGAAGTTTTTCAATTACTCCCACGAGTTCTTCAATGATCTGTGCCATGGCGATCATTATAGTTCTACCGTTGATGGGCATCTCTTCTTTGGGATCACCGCTCATCTTTGACATTTTTTTGATTGCATCCAACGAGGAGATTGTGAATCCTTTCATGGGTTCATAGACTCGGAGTTTTTTGTCTCCTTTGTCGTTGTCGTCCTCTTCGCACCGGGTTCGTTTGTCGATCTCATTGAATTGTTTTACGAGCGTTGCCATTGGGGTTTTTACGCTGCCTTTGCCTCCACCGCCACTCGGTATCTTCTTCTTTGGACTCTTTGTTCTCTTGAGTAAATCCTCAAGCGCATCAATGTCCAAGGAATCAATATCAATCTCTGTTACCTTTATGTCGTCTCCTGACTTTCCATAGCTCATAACTTCTGTAGCTCCTCGAAAAAACCATCACGCTCTTTCTTCTTTCCGTACTTCTTCAATTTGTTTTTGAGTTTGTATTCTTTGGGGTTGTGACCCTTGGCCGTTGCAGCCGCGAGAGCTATGTTCTCTTGTTCTGATCTTTTGTCTGAGAGTATGTGATTGACGAGTAACGACTCGTCCCTCTTGGCAGGCTTGAACTCTTCGCCTCTTAACTCTGCGAGAATCTCTTCGTCAGTTAATTTCATTTTCTCCGAGTCGGTCACTATACACTCCAGAACAATCTACTTTGCACACCATTTCATCCCCTGTTGGTGTGATCTCAACAAAACTACCATCTAAAAAGTGAATCCTGAGAAATTGGATTCGATCTTTTCCGAGGTGTACTGTTTCGATTCGTTCTATCGTGAGTCCATCAATTATTGATGGTTTCCTCACCAACATATAACGAGCCAACTCTAACTTGATTGGTTTCTTTCCCGATTCCATACAGCGCGTTCCTTTTAGCAAGTTCTCTCTTCAACTGTGCCAGATATTTTGTACGCTTACTATCTCGGTTTAGCACCCAATTCTTGTTCTCAAGGAAACGGTTTTGTCTCCTCAGATAATTCGTTTGGCTCTCCATCATGGACAGGGTTTGGAGTCGTATATCCCTCATTTGTTGCTCTCTGTCAATGAATTGTGAAAACTTCTCTTCACTGGCTGAGAGCTTCAAATAAAATTGGATATTTAAGGCCACCGACAACGCTGCGATGGCCATCCATTTACTTATCACGTCCGCATCCCAAGGTCTTACAGAACTTCTCGTCACCCTCACATATCGGGCAACATAAGGAGTCTTTAGACGGGGGCGGCTGTGTATTCGTCTGTGTATTCTTCGCTTGATCGCTCACTGATCACCTCATCCGTGGTTTTTAGTCCTTGCTCTAATTGTGCAAGAAAGTCCAAGTGTTCTGTCTCTACATCGTCACCATTTGTGAGTGCCTTTTGGAGACAACTCTTTGTGCCTGAAACAGCTTCTTTGAGCCATAGCGTTTGTTGTGGATTGAGCCCTGAGATAACTGTAACTGAGCCCATTTCGTTTGGTTCTGGTTTTGTGAAAATTTCCATCAATCTATCCTTTGTCAATCTAGTTTGGGGAGACAAAGTCTCCCCCGTTTTAACCTGTGTAGTCTGTTGTCTCGTGACCTTCGCTCTCTTTGAGAGTGTCGTCACCATCGGCTGCGCGGCACTCCTCTGGAAGTCCTGCGAGCGCGGGTTCTGTCCCGTCGGCCTTCAAGACAAGCTCTGCCTCTTCTGCACCGAAGTAGTCTGTCACGGCTGCAATGCCACCTTGAGGTACGAATTGCATCTGTCCAGTACAAGACTGTCCTGCATCTGATCTCATTTCAACGATGGGCCCAACGTATTTACGTTGAGGGTGTTGGTTGTATGGTGTCGCCTTTACAACGTCACCCGGTTCTAAGAGTCGTCCATAACGATCATGTGGCATAATTGTCTCCTTATTCCAAATAAAGCATAAAATTATTTTATTCCAATTATGGAATACTATAGTTCGGATATAACGCAGTCAAGTCCGCCGCTTGACTTCTTAACATACTTCTGAAAAAACTCGGCCTGCTTGATCGTACCGAATGTGATCGCCAAGTCTTTATCTTTCACCATTTCGAGGCGAGCGAAGTTTGGGGCTATCCCAACGTACTCTCCCTTATGCTTACCCGACTCTGAGTCGATCAACTCGATCGCGTACTTCTTTTCAAGCAAGTCCAGTTCTGCAAGGGCGTCTTGGATAACTTTTTTGTCTCCTTTACTTCCCTCGATACACACTATGCCGTCGGGATCGCACAAAACGGACATTAATTTTTCTTTTATTCTCATCAATCTCTCCTCGTCCCATCGGTGGGGCCAATCTACCTGTTGAATATGGAATGGGAGTTGGCCTTCCACCTTCTCCCATTCCTTCTCTTCGTTGTTATAAAATTCTACGTCTGCGGCTTTATGTTTGCACTCAAATTGATTGATGAAGTCCTCGGTGTTGTACTCGTAGGCTTTCATATCGTGCATCCAATACTCATCACAGCGTTAATAAAGAACTCCATCGCAAAGACAAGCGCAACTGTGATCGCTATATCCCAAAAGAGTTCTTTCATCATACGAACAACTGCCTCAATGGGTGTTCTGGGGCGTAGTGTAGCATGGAGTCGATCAGTTCCTTTTGATAATTGTCTCCCCAATGCTCTTTGATCTTACCCATTATTTTTTCTTTCATTGGCATTTTTCCAAACTCTCTCTCGATCGTGTCGATCTTGAGTAACGCTAAAAGTTCACTGTCAGTGTCCCAATGCCCATTGTTTGCGCGTTCTTTGTCTTTCACTCCGAAGTAAATTATCCAGACTGCCGGGTAGAGAAAGATTTTTGATTTGTGTTTGATCGCTAGTAGGTAAAAGATGATTTGAATGTACTTGAGATAGTAGCTTATTCTGATTTGTTTTCTGATAATATTATAGCTCAGATATAACGCAGCCAAGTCCGCCGCTTGACTTCTTAACATACTTCTTTGTTTGATTACCCCGCCATCCCAAAACTTTTTTCGTGCGATTGTTAAGAAGTAGAGGATAGCTGTCAGTTCATCGTGACTCGCTCTATCCTCCTCCCAAGTGCAGTAAGGGTGTTGCGCCCATCTGCCGTCGTCGTGCATTCGCCCCAAGGCTTTACACGCGTTTTGAAAATGTTCTTCTGTTTTGTCTCCTGAAAAGAGATGGTAGTAGGCCAATCTAAGGATCATGTTCTGATCGTTCTCGTAGGTTTGCGCCCTCAATAGTCCATCTTCATTCCAGTAGTTCATTCGTAGCTCTCTCTCTTCTCGAATCCTGCCTTTCGGAGTTCGGTGGCAAGGTCTTTCATCCCATAGAGTATATCGCACTCGTAGCGTCCATATATTCCCAACTTTGAACTTTTGATCATAAGCTGCTGGCCTGTGATCTCATTGGTCACAAATTGAATGGCCGCCTCACCATGTTCGCGTTCGCTCTCTGTTTTTGGTCGCCAAGTCTCTGGACAATCAATCCCCTTGAGCCTGAATCTGTGCTTGATCTTCACTGAGAATCCCAAGTCCACTTCGAGGTCGTAGGTATCTGCATCTACAATTCTGACGAGTGTTGCATTGTACTGATACACGTTTGTCTCCTATTAGACGATCGTCTCATCGTGCATTAGCACTCTGGTCGCTCCGCCCGCGAGTACCGCTCCGTTCGCATTGAAGAAATAGTTCGTGACTGCGTCGAGCAACAACGATGCTGCTGGCCCTGTGAACGTGCCTGAGAAGTTTGTTTGCATCATTCCGTTTGGAGGTAGCGAGTTGTTCAACGACTGAGTTGTCATTCCTCCACTGATCTCACATTGCCAAATGCGCCCATGAGATTGAACGGTCAATAGACCATCAAACTCACAGCTTTCAGCGATGTTCAATAGAATACTTGAACCTGTGAAGAGGTTATCGAAGAAACAACGTCTCAAGTAAGTTTGGATTCCACCCACGCCTGTCTGAGTGAAGTTACCTTGTACCTTCACATTTCGTAGCTGTAGATTATGAGAGATTGAATGTGTCTCATTGAAAATGAAGTCACCTGAGATAGTCGCGCCGTTCATGTACGCCGTGTGAGTTGAACTTGTCTCCCCATCTGTGAGCGTACCAAGTACGAGTGATGGCCACTTTCCATCTGGTAGTGTGCCTCCACTGTTGTATGTGAAGTTTCTCGCTGTCGTTGAATTGAATGCTGTGCCTGCGGCATCTCCCAACGTCCATGGCCCAAGTCCCATGATCATCATGAGTCCACCTGTGACGGTCACGTCCTCATCAAACGCGCTGTCTGCGGCTACGATAATGATTTTTCTCTGGTCGCTTGGTAGCTGTTGGGCTGCATTGATCGCTGCCTGTAGTGAGTTGAATGGAGTGTCTGGGCTGCCGTCTCCACCATTGGCTGCTTTTGAATCTGCATAGAACGTGTGAGCGAATCGCGCTCCTGTCTCCTTCCATGCGTTCGCGTCCCCTGCGAGCTTCTCGTAGGTTTTCCCTGTCGCTCTGTCAGTGACCTTTGCACCTACTGGAGCTTCAAGCCCTGCGCCTGTTCTGGGATCGCCTAAAGTTGTTCTATAGAACGATAGTCTGGCAAGTATTGGGTAAATTAGTTTGAACGGATCGTCCGCTTGGGTTGATACGTCAAGTTCTTCTAGTTTGTCTGGGTCGATCATTTTTTGTCTCCTTATTCAAATGAAAAGCTGAATCCCGGTGATCTTGATGCTTCTGTGGCTAACCATAAACTCATTACAGTATCGTCGTGTGAACCAACGCCTTGGAGTTTTCCTTCCATCCAAGTAAAGCATTTCAGTTCGTTGACCAATACGTCTGTGATCATTCGGTCGCGCTCTGTTTTTCTAGCTATTTTAAATTTTCTATTCTCGAAGAGAATCTGTAAAGACGGCACACCTTTCTCAAGGCTGTTCT